GTAGGGGCTGGTCGGGTCGATCAGCATGCGCAGTTTGTCCTGGTCGTCCACCATGTCGGCCCACTCGTAGTCCGTGGGGAAGACCCAGCGGGCATCGTGCGGCGTGGAGATCAGGGGGGTGTCGGCGTGACGACTGGTGCGGGCTTGCGCCGTGACTGCACCGATCTGCTCGACGGCTTTGGCTGCTTTGCCGGTATAGGAACCGACGGTGCAGGCATCGCGCAACTTGGAACCGCGTTGCTGCAGCAGAAGACCGACATTGGTCGTGTACTGCTGTACAAACGCCGTGGTGACTTGGAAGCTCATGATGAGACCCTTTCAGGTGAATAAGTGAAACAAGTGACCGAAGGCTTGGTTCGACTTATCCACCCGAGGTGGGGTCATTGGCTCAGAAAACTTGGAACCTGGTTGTCCTTGACGGGCCGGGTCAGTGTCTTCCGAGGCGTCGGGGTCGGTGCTTCCCCAACTGACGACAATCCTAGCACATATTTTTCCAGTCGTGTGCAAGATTCGACGAGTTCGGCGCTGGTGAGCCCGTGGCGGCTGGCCACGGGGATCATGACCTTCACCAATTCGAGGCGGACATCAGCCTCCTGCATGCGCGGCCTCCATGAGCCGTTGGAGCTTGCCCACTGCGTCCTTGTCACCCGAGAGGTACTTGTCCATAAACCCCTTGTCAAGTTTCAGGTCCGCGATCTGCTGCTTCGCGGATGCAGGGGTGACACCGAACCCACCCTCGCTACGCTCCCCGGCAAAGGAGTCCTCGCCCATCTTGGACCCGAGTGTGGCGAACAGGCGAAGCATCTCGGCTGTGCCCAACTTGTCCTCGATCGCACTGAGCCGACCGGCGTCGTACCCGAGCGCCGTGGCGGCACGCCGGCCGGCGCCGATCATCTGGTCGTAGGCTTGACCCCACTCCTGCTTCAGGGTGCCGATGGCCTTCTCAGACTCCTGTGCCATCTGGCTCTGGAGTTTCTCCTGCATGGAGCCCGACATCCCGTTGAACTCGGTGAACAGGGACTGTGCCTGTTTGGCGCTCAGGCCCAGCTTGTGCGCGGTGCCCTTGAACCACTCGACCATGGCCGGGTCGCCACCGTCGGGCGCCTTGAGTCCGTACTCATTGGGGTCGGCCGGCCGACCCAGCTTGGAGTAGAAGGCGTCGAGTTGCTCAGGTGTGGCGTTCTCGGGCGGCATCTCCAAGAGGTTCTTGGCGCCGCCGGCAAACTTCTCCAGGTTGCGGTAGGACATCAACAGGTCCGAGGGCTCTTTCCAGCCCTTGTTGCTCACGTAGGCGCTCGTGTCCTCGTCGAACGCAGCAGTCCAGACCGAGTTGGGGCTCGGTTGCGCGGTGGGTTGCACACCAGCGGCAGGAGCAGCAGGGGCGCCGTTATCGCCCAGCAGGGCGGCAGCAGATTGGTCAGGCATTGGGATCTTCCTCGATGAGATTAAAAACATCCTCGTCGGTCAGCATCAGGTGTGCCTGCAAACGGCACCACACCTCACGCCGCCCTTCGAGGAGGTAGGTGGCCTGGACGTTGTTGACATCTGCCGTGGGCACACTGGCCCTGCAGAACCGTCGAAGGTCAGCCAGAACCTTGCGCCCCTCGACAGTGTTGAACGTCGCACGGTAGGCCCGGCGACGAATGAGAGTCATGGGGTTGAGGTTCATGCCTCGTCGGACCCCGATTGCTCAAGAATCTTTGACGCAACCTTCAGCATTTCACCAGCGAGCCACTGGGCGCCAGAAATTTGCCCACCACCATCAAGAGGCGGATCAAATTCAAGTTTCACGTCAATACCGTCATCGGTGTCGGTCATGGTGATTACGGTTCTTCCCATCACGCCCCCTGCAACAGTTGGTTCGCCTGCGCCGCGTCCTTCATGGCCCCGGCAATGGGTTGCGCGGCCTGGATCGCCATAGCCTCCTGCTCTTGAGCCCGGCGACCCTCGCGGATCGCGTTCACGGCATCCTGACTGCGCAGGACCGGCGTCGGGACACCGGAGACCTCAGCGGTCAGGCGGGCCAGAGCGTCGGGGTCGAACACGTCGAGCACTTCGGGGTTGATCTGGGCGAACGGGGCCAGCAGTTCCATGGTGCGCTGCACGCCCACCAGTTCCTCGGCGCGGGCCATGCGGGACATCGGCGAGTCGTAGACGATCTCGTAGTCGCCCCCGGCCTCCACCAGTTCGGGCGGCATGGGCGGCAGGATGCGGTGGAACATCAGGAGGTCGAGTTCCCGTTCGATCTGTGGCCCGAGCGCCTCGGACTGCTGGCGCCCCATCGTGGGAGTCAGGAGCATGCCCTTCTCCTGCGCCCGGATCAGCGCCTCGGTGGCGGTCATGCGCGGGGTCTCCACGAGGATCTGGAACAGGGTCACAAGGAACGCGTCGTCGATGGCCGTGCGCCGCTGCTCCATCTTCTGCTCGTTGATGTCGACCCGGGCGCCCGTACCGAAGGGCTGGATCATCGCCTGACCATTGCGGTTCACGCCCCCGGGGTTCAAGCCCCCGGGCCGCATGCGGATCGTGGTGGCACCGCCCCCGAGGATACCGTCATCGTGCAGCAGGATCGGTGGGTCCACGAGCTTGTGGACCGCCCGGATGTCGGTCTTGGACATCTCGTTGAGCATCTTGATGTCGGCCAGCGCGGTCATGGCCGGCGAGCGGCCGTAGACCTCCTCTGGCGCGGTAACGTATCGGGCGATGCTGTACGGGAAGCTGGTGAACCCACCCTCGGGTGCGAGCAGCATCTTGTCGGGCACCGAGAGGTAGTAGGACGCCCACGGCTTGCCCCGGGCGTCAGCGCGACCCGAGTCGTAGTCTGTACGCGGGGCCACGACGTGCAGGAACTCGAAGTGTTCGTTCTGACGGCTGGGGTTCTCCAGCGCCTTGCGCACCCGCTCGGGCAAGTTGGCTTCACCCCACCGCTGCGCCGCCTGACGCGCCGTGTGCTTGAAGCAGCGGTACACCGAGTCAATGATCCCCTGGTGGTTCTCAAGGAAGAACGTGTCGCGGAGGTTCACGCAGCGGTAACGCAGGCCCACGCCGGCCATGAAGTCGACGAACAGGGAGCCGGTGCCGAACGCACCCATGCTGATCCACCGCTCGAAGTTCTGCCCTGCGAAGTTGGCCTTCGGCGAGTTGCGCATCGCGTGCATGATGTTGTTGACCTGGTAGAACCAGTCCTGCACCGCGAACTGCCGATTCAGGGCTTCGTCGGTCGTGCGAAGGTTGTGCCACTTCGACTGGCGCGGGGTCAGCATCGAGTCCATGACCGAGGCGAAGCGGTCCAAGGCTATCTGCGGCCGGGAGTCGAAAATCTTCTGGGACTTCTTCTCGCCATCGGTGCGGGCGCCAAGGAAACCGATCTGCCGCGGGAGCACACGCTCCGCGATCTCCTCCCAATGGGACTCCCAGTTGCCGCGGGAACCCTTGAGGGAGTTGTAGCGGTGGCACATTTCCTCGATCTTGTTCATGGTGCTTTCCTATACGGACCGGCAGAGGATGGGATCAGGCTTGCGGGCCGATGCCTCGCACCTGATACGGAAGGCCCGTCCAAGCGGCGCGCCTGCCCTGAGTGAATGCCCGACCGCCGTCTGTCACCAGTCCAACGCCAGGATCAATGGTGCAGTCGTAGGCCACAAGCGGCGGTGCGTTGTTGCTGGACGCACCCAGCAGCGCAGCCACCGCCGTGTCTGTGCCGGTGCACTTGACCGTCGAGCTGGCGATGATGTTGGCGTAGGTGTTTGGCAGCGGCAGCAGGCCGACATAGGACCCGTTCGGGCCGTAGTTCTTCATGCTGGCAGCGCTCATGTGGATGAAGCCCTTGTATGGTGAGAGCGTGTCGGAGAAGCCGGAGCCGGAAATGTCGCACTTGCCGATGTAGTTGCCCCATCCGAAATTGCCCTTGACGCCTGCGTAGCCGTTGCCGCTGATCGTTGTGGCGATCACAGCATTGCGCTCACCTCGATTGATGGTCACTCCGTGCCCTGCGTTGCCCGTTGCCACGCACTCAATAACCGCACAATCGGAGGTGAAGTCGTCAAAGGCGAAGCCATGCCCCTCCAGCGCGCCGGAGCGGTTCGCCAGGGTCTGATTGAGTGCCGCGCAACGGATGTATCGAACGCCCCGCGTTGGGCGCACGCAGATATTGAAGCGGTTTGCCACGGTCAAGACCGCGCCGAAGTTGGCATACAGCCTCAGCGCACCCGTGCCGCCGCTGTTGTCAAATCCAAACTCACCCACTGCCGGGGTAGTGGGGTTGGTCACGTTTTTCAGCAGGTTGAACAGTTCCGTTCCACTGCCGGAATCCATCGTCATCATGGCAATGTCCGGGATGTCACGCCCATATTTGCCGTCGATGTCCATGTAGTAGATCGTGCTGGTCGTGTTGGTCCACCCGCCAGAGGTCTGATTCAACAGCACGCCACCGCCATAACTGGTGAAGCCGTGGGTGTCGTAGCCGGCGCCGCAGCCGCTTGCAGTGCAGTTGATGAGGTCGACGCCGCCCCAGCGTGCAAACGTCTGCACCAGCGAAGTGGACCATTGCGCATTGGTCTGCGTCTCGCTCACGTAGGCCGCCGCGTCCCATGCGGTGAAGGTGAGCGTCAGCACGTTGCCGCTGACAGTTGCCACCGCCCCCAATGCCGCCAATACGCCCTGATTCGCGGCGCTCAAAGCCACTTGAGTTGCGCTGGTGGTGCTGGGCGCGTTGATGAGCGCAGCCAGGTTGGCAAGCGTTGCCGCCGCCGATGCGCCGATCAAGAAGTTGCCCGCTGCCGCCCCGATCACGGCCACGCTGGTGAAGGTGATGCCGGCAATCACCACGGTCTGGGTGTCGGTCAGTTGCGCGGTCGCCGTCAGCTTGCCCGTGCCGTTCACCTGATACTTGACGGAGCCCAAAGTACCGCTGTTCACGAAGCCGTGGCCGGGGTAGCCGGTCACATCGCAGTCCACATACAAAATGTTCTGGCTTTCCGGGTACGGGGCCAGCGTGGCCGATTGGCCATAGTAGGTGATCCCGAAACCACCGTAGCCAAACGTCCCCGTGATGCTGCCGTTGATGACGCTCACATTGGAAAAAGTGATGTTGTTGATAGACTGCCCTGCCGCCGTCTGGTACATCGAAATGCCAAAGCGGTTTGGCACATCGGAGGTGTCAATGGTCAGGTCGCTGATGCTGATGTCCGAGAGCGTGCCGGATGCGCTGATGCAGGCCCGCTCCAAAGCGCCAGCCGAACCTGCATTGTTGAGACTCTTGATGACAGGCTTGTCAGCGTTAGGTGCACTCGGAAGCCAATAGGCCCCCAGGTGTTTGCGCGTGGTCAGGCCGATGCTTGCGCCAGTGGCCGTCAGGGTGTGCGTCTGGCCCGCCGCGAATAGCAGAATTTCGTCCGTGAACCATGAGGTCTTGGTGCCTGTCCAGTTCGCCACCACTGCGGTGCGCTTCGGGCCGACTGTTGTGCCAGTCCACACCGGGACCGAGCCGTCCCATGCGTCGTTGCCATTGACAGCATCGATGTAGGTCCGGTACACCGGGCGGGCGGTGCAGCCGGTTGCCAGCGGGACGTTGATGTCTTGCCAGGTGTTGAACAGGAATGACCCATTCCGATCCCCTGACACCAGGGATGTGCCGTCGCTGCTGGTCGTGACCACGGTGTCCTTGCGCGTCCAGGCCACACTCGACCCCGAGTTGCTGGCCACCGCAACCACCACGACCCCGCCCATGGCATAGGGCCCGTAGGCAAAGGTGCCGGGCAACTGAGGCTCGTGGACCCGGGTGGTATTGCCACCCACGCCCGAGCCGCTCACGCTCTCCGGGGTCTCGGTGATGGTCACGCGAGGGTTTGGCGAGAGGGTCAGCGAGACCGCGGCTCCGGGTGCCAAGGTGAAGGTCTTGGAACTCCCTGCTGCAAGGGTTCCCGTGGTAGTCGTGGT